GTCTGTGCGGTGGCGCCGTCGGCGAGAAAGTTGTTGGCGTCGACTGCATAAGTGCGGTCGCCCATCGTGATGCTCCTTGCTCAGCCGGCGTCAGGCGACGATCGGCGCGTTCGTCCACGAGGTCATTCTCGTCAGGCAATACTTGAATTCGTCGACCAGACCGACGTCCCAAGAGATGTGGGTGCGGTAGGTCTTGCGGTCTTCCAACAGGCCGACGTCTTCGGGCGTCAGGTTGCGGACGTAGATGCCGCGCAGCATCCCTTCGCCGAGGGTCATGCCGTAAATCGACGACGTAACCGCCGAGCCGGTGCCGTAGGCGACTTCGTTGAACTGGAGGACGGGAACCTGGTCGTCCTTCGGGTAGCCGTAGAGCAGCCGGATGCCGGCGTAGGTCAGCTTCGGCCGGCCAATCTCGTCCCAGGTCTGCATGACGTAGCCGGTCAGCGACTGGTTGCGCGCCGCCTGAATCCACAGGGGCAGCGACAGGAACGGGACGAACAGGTAGCGCGTGCCGGACTTGCCCGACAGGTTGTTGAGCATCGTGTCGAGGTTGGCGAGCGACAGGGCCGCGCCGCCGGAGGCCGTCGAGTTGTAGTAGAGCCGGCCGAACTTCTGCGCGCGGACCTGGAGGCCGTTGAAGACGCGCGCGTTGACCGACTGATCGCCCTTGACGAAGGTGTCGATCCACAGGCGGGCGAAGGCGGTGATACCCATTCGCTCTTCGTAATTGCGCCGCTCGGGGCCGAAGCGATCCTGGATCGCACGGTCGATGTCGATGTCGTGGTCGATGATGTAGGTCGCCTCGTCGAACGGCGAGATCACGCCATGCCCGGACGAAGACGCCTCGTTGACGGCGCGGAACACCGGCGTAGCCAGCGCGGCTTCGCGGTAGCCGACGTACTTCGATCCCTTGAGCCCTTCAAAGGGCATGACCTCGAAAACGTCGCTGTACTGCGTGAACATCTCGATCACGGGGCGGCGAACGTCCTCCGGCGCCATTCCCTTGGCGTATTCCGTGAGGGTCATGAGGTTCGAGACGGCCATCGGAATTCCCTTTCAGATCACGGATTGCTGGCGCTTGCCGTGTAGGTCCATTGCGCAACGTTGGTGTTCGCCACGCCAGCCTGATTGACGTCCTTGACGTAGGTCGCCGCGCTGACCGTCCCCTGGCTTCGCTGGACGTCGTCGGCCATCTTGCGCAACATCTTGGAGATATAGGCGACCTCGGCCGACTTCTTGTCGAAGGTCTGGTCGACGAAGGTGGCGACGAAAACGGTCATGTCAGGCGACCTTCTTGCCCTGCGCCGCCGCGGTCATGCGGCGGGCGTAGTCGAGACGATCCGGCATCGAGAGTTTGTTGTAGTCGGCGTCTGACAGCTTGCCCGGCGCTTCCGGCGGCTCGCGGCCGCCGCTCTTGAAGGTGCCGGAGCCGGTGAACTTGGCGATCAGCGATTCCGCCATCTGGACGTCGGCCGCGGTGAACAGGCGCGAGACGAAGCGGCCGCCGGACTCCTGGCCGAGCAGGCCCTGCGCCCATGTCTGGATCGCGGTGACGCGCGCCTGGCCGTTGGCGCCCAGCTTGCCGATCTCGGCTTTGCGCGCCTGGTCGATCTGCGCGGCGGTGCCGACGCGGTCGCCGGCGACAAGCGCAATGGCTTCCTGGAAGGCTTCCTGGGTCAGGCCGTTCTTCTGCGCCCATTGCTGGCCTTGCGCCCACAACGGATTGTCGACGTCGATCTTGAACTCGACGCCTTGCGGCAGCGTGAAATCCTTCGGCAGTTCGATCTTGTAGTCTTCCGGCTTGGCCGGGAGCGTCAGCCGGCGCGATTCGTCGGCGGCGACGCGGGTTTGAAGCTCGTTGAAGTGGGCGGCGAACTCAGCGTCCTTGACCTTGCCGGCGCTCGCGTCCCAATACGCCTCGGGGATATAAGCCGGCCGCTCGTTACTCTGAGCGGCCGGAGTCGGGGCGGGGGTCGGCGTCGGGGTCGCGGTCGGGGTCGGAGAAGCCGGGGACGTAGGCGTCGCGGCTGACGAGACGGGCGCCGGGGACGCGACGGGCGTGGCGGGGGTCGGCGCTGGCGAGGCGGAAGGTGACGGGGCGACTTCGGTCACTTAGAGCAATTCCCTCGGCCATCAGAGCCATTAGATCACGCGCGAAACTGCGGCGACCGTGGTCGGATTGCAATGATCTGTCCGATCCATCGCTGATGACGCCGCAGAGCGCCTTCTGCAAATAGAGGTAGAGGGTCACGCCGTCTGGCGTGCGCGCAATGCGGTCAATCGCCAGTTTGAGATCGTCGTCGGAAACTTCGCTCATGCGGCCGATCCCGGCGTCTCGTTGGGCGGCGCTCCAGCATGGCGCGCGCCGGCCAGTTGGGCGATCGCCGCGGTTGCCTGTTTGACCTGGTCGGGATTGCGCCACTTGATCAGGCCGACGCGCATCTTGTCGACGATCGCCTTCATCGTTCCGGCGCCGTCGCAGTACATCTTGAATTCCTCGGGGAAGGTTGGCGCGATGATTTGCAGCGCCTTGATCGCCATCCCGACTTCCTGCTGTTCGGCGGCGGCCTGCGCCGGGTTGCGCGGCATGGTCGCGACAGCGCGCCCGTCAACGCGGATCGGCTGAATCGCTCCAGCCTTCTCAAGCAGCCACTTGAAGCGGAGGAAAATCTGCGCCGGGCCCTCGCGCCAGAACGGCAGGCCGGGCGTCCCGAGGCGGCGCTGCGCGCGCGCCATCTCGTCTAGCCACTGGCCGAGCGTCGGCGGCGTGTCGCCTGTTTGCTCGGGGTAGTCGACGAAGAACAGCTTGCGCAGCTTCTTGATCTTTTCCTGATAGGCGTAGTTGGCGACCTCGGGTGGCGGGACCGTGAAGATCGGTTTGACGGCGCCCTCAGAGCCCGGCCGGATCGGGTAGGCCATGTCTTCCTCGACGCCATTCTCGACGGCGGCGAATGAATCGTCGGGGTACGTGATCGGCGGCATGATCGAGCGCGCGGCGTGAACCGTCCGCATGTATTCGAGTTCGTCGATCTGGCGGAAGCTCGGCAGGCCCTTGATCAGCGGGCCGACGCCGTGCGGCCAGTCGGCCGTCGCGCCGAAGCGCATGACCAACAACGGACAAGAGCCCTCGCCGATGCACCTCGCGTCGTGGATGACCTGGTTGTCGATCATGATGACGTGCTGCCAGACCTCGTCCGACTTGTCCTCCCAATCGCGCCAGAAGGCCCAAATCACCTGCGTCCGGTCGGACGGCTTGTCCTCGTGCTTTTTCTTGACCTCAGGGGGAACCTTCTTCCACACTTCCTCGCCAATGAGTTCGCGGACGTAGTGGTTCCTCGTGAAACGCACGGCGGCGCGATAGTCGACCTCGCCATAAGGCCCAAGGTCGATTTCGAGTTCCCGGAAAGGAATCGCAGAGACGGTGACGGCCGCGGCCGGGTGCGGGCGCTCGATCCACACGGCGGCCGTGCCGATCGCGAGGTCCGGGTTGAATGCTTTCGGGATTTCAGGATAAAGGTTCGACGCCTTCATGGCGGCGAAGATCGCCTGGTCGTCCTTCTTGATCTGGTCGCGGACCTTGCGCCAGACCGACCCTTCGGCGCCGCCCGGCAGGTCCATGCCCGGTCCGCGCTCGCACCACGGCTCGGCTTCCGGCATGAACGCGCCAACGACCGCCGTGACGAAGTCCTCAACAATGATAAAGGTTTCGTCGGTGTTGAGTTCGGGCGCGTCCAACATGCGCGCCTGGCTCGGCGACGTCATCGAGGAAATCTGGCGCTGGCGATTCGGAGCCGCGAGAAAGTAGCACTCCTTCACGTCGAGTTCGATGTACGATTTCCAGGTGCGCGCCGCGGCTAGTTTGGCGACCGCCTGCTGTTGCAGGTCCTTGGTCTCTCCGGTCGAGGCGGCTTCACTCTGAACGGAATTGGTCGTCGAGGGGATTTCTGCCATAGGTCAGGCGGCCTTGCCGGGCGCGAGCGCGCCAGTGCGGGTCGAGACGAGCGGGGAAGTTGTGCCGCCGGCTACCGCGAGTTGCGTGCCGTAGCGCGCCATCAGCGACGCCATGTCGCCCTGCGTCTGCGTCTGGAGTTGGTTAGCGAGGCTGGTCTGCGCCTGCTGTTGCTCCTGCGCCAGCATCGGGTCGACAGGAATCTTCGGTTCGCCCATCGAACAACTCGCCTCCGTTGGCGAGCAGATGGCGATAGAGCGCGTCAGGCCGCAATGATCCGGTCCTGACGCGGAGCAAATGCTTGACCGCCGAGACGCAGGTGAAGCCGGCGCGGCCGCGCCATTTCATCGGGGCGTCGGCGCGCTTGAACTTGATGATGACGCAGCGCGCGGCGTAGCGCGCGATCTGCTGGCGGGCGATCTCATGCTTCGCGTGGACGATGCGCAGGCCAGTCCACTCGGCGTCGAGGAACAGCCAGCAGTCGCCGACCGGGACATAGGTGAAGGCCGAGACGTGCTTGAAGTGGCCCATCGCCAGCGCGGACAGCCAGCGCGACGAGGCGTCGGGGTGGAAGACGACGAACCATCCGGCGGGCTCGGCGGCATTAGGGGATGATAGGGATTCCATGCCTTGGCAACCATGCCGTTCGTGTGCAGACGCGGGCGCTAACGTCCGGGCGTCCGCCCCTCATGGCAATCATCGGGCAGCCTGGCGCGAGCAAATTCCACGTCTCGCGGATCAAAACCTGTGTTTCAGTTTCTTCCACTATTTCCCGGCTGATGAGACCGGGTTCGCTATTGAGCTTGTCGTTCATCCGGTAATCCTCCGCATCGTCCGGCGCATACGGCCGATCTTGGCCGGCATGACCAAGCCGATCGGGCTGAGGCCGATCATGCGGCGGCCGTCGCCGAGACCAAGAACGAGGTATTGCAGCGCGTCGCAATTGCTCACGAGCGCGCCTTCGGCGTAGTAGCAGTGAACGTCCTCAACCGTGATGTTGTAGACGCTTTCTCGCCGCGACGGCCCCCGAGCAACGACGCGAACAGCAATCCTTCCTAATGTATCGGTTCGCGCGAAAGGCGACTCCGCACTCGGCGCAGATGCGGTCTTCGTCGTCGATCCCAGATGCCTTGCGAGCCATCCCCTGACACGACATAGAGCAGAAGCCGCGCTTGCGAGAAGAGGGCTTGACTTCGTAGTCCCGTCCGCAGTGGGCGCACTGGAATGTCTGTAGGGGCTCATTAAGCTTTGCTTCGATGGAGGCAGCGCAGGCGATAGATGAGATTTCTCGGGACCATTGCGGGTTTGCCCTGCGCTTTTCGGCCGCTCGTTCGATCGCGATCTTGATCGACTCGGCAGACTTGGCGAGGCGCTCGGGGCTCCGCATGTGGTGCCGGCAGTGATCCGGCTTCGGCAGGCATTCAAAATTGCCTGGATCGTTGTTTGATTTGTCATCGTCGGCATGATGGACGTCATAGCCGTCCGGGATTTCTCCATGGTTTGCCGACCAAATTTCTCGATGGAGGAGGACGCCGCCAGGATTTTTGCTGTGAAAATATCCGTCCTGGCGCGCGTAGAATCTGAGGCCTCGGAACTCGTAGGCGAGATTTCCGAAGCGTGTCCAGAATTTGACGGCAGCAAGCATCCTGTTTCGCCTTCCATTATCAGGCGTTCAGAACCTAGGTGCTGCGCTTCGACCCACCCGCGGTCTGTCCAAAACGGATGGTCAGGCGTGCATCTGATCTTGACGCCATTTGACAACAGAAGCTCTACAGTATCTGATTCTCTGTGTCCAGTGGCAATTATGCGTTTTGGCCCAAATGGCGTGGACACCTGGTCGCCGACGAGAAGACTCTCGATATTGGAGACTAATGAGCCGTGGCTGTACCGCCGCCTTGACACCTTCGTCCCCGCGGCGAAACAGAGATTCGAATACTTGTCTTTTGAAGGGGTTAGCGCCCCTTTTTCTTCTCGTTCCAAATGGTAGCGGCCGGACATGCCGACGACCAGCGTCCGGCAGACCGGCGAGATGACGACGCGGTTGACGCCGGCCGGATTGTCGTTCAGCGCAAAGGCGACCGCCTCGACGCGCTGCTCGATGTCGTTCATCTTCACTGGCGCCGGGATCACAGGCATCCCGTGCGCGGCCCAAATTTCGTATGCCGATTGCTCGTCGTGCTTGTCGCGGCCTTTCGGATCGCCGACAAAGCGGACCTTCTGGCCGGGGTAGTGCTGGGTCAGGAACTTCTGCACCTTCGGCGCGAAGACCGACGGCCCCTCGTTGAACCCAAGCATTTCGTATTGGATGTAGACGCGGCCGCCGACCTCCTGGGCGAACACGGCGGCGGGATAGACGCGGCCGAAGTCGAGGCCGACCTGTACGTCGTAATGGGGGAACGGCCGCAGCGCCTCGCGCGACACGTGAAACTCGCGCCTGAACATCGGCCAGACCGGCTGACCCTCGGCGACCAGCGCGACGCGGTTCATCAGGCGCGAGTCGATCCATGCCTTCGTCTTGCCGCGCAGTTGGCGATCGTAATAGTCGGCCGGCAGGTTCTTTAGGTTTTCGGCCTCGGGGTTGATGTGGTAGCCGGTGATCTGGCCGCGCGCGTCGAACTCCTCGATCAGCGCGGCGGGCTGCATGTACAGGCCCCACGAGTCCGGCCATTCGTACAGCGCGCGATCGGCCTCAGCCAGACCAACCGGCGGGTCGAGCCCATAGGCCATCGTGGCGAGCCAGTGGTCCTCGTCGGGCGCGTTGCCGTCGCCGAGCACGCCGCGCCACGTCGGGCCGCCATGTTCCTGCGGCGGGTAGCGCAAGCGCGAGTCGGCCTCGTCGAACAATTCCTTCTCGATGAAGGGCAGTTCGTTGAAGCATACGCCGGTATACTCGGTCGAGCGCAGCTTCTTGACGTCGTCGGTCTTGTCGAGCGAGATGAAATCGACCTCGCAATGGACCGGGCCATCCTTGAAGGGATAGCGCAGCTTGTGGCCCATCGTCGCGCCATAGGTAAATCGACCGTATGTGTCTTCCGGGTAGGTCTCTAGCCAGGTGCGGATAGTCGAGCGTTTCAGGTCCGGCATCGTGTTGCGGACCATCGCGAAGCGCGTATATCTAACGCCGTCTTTTGGGCTTGGCCTCTGTTCTTGGGCGTGGCGGCCGACGCGCAGACACATGGCTTTAGTCTTGCCGCTGCCGATCGGGCCGCCGATATAATCAACCGGGTTATTGGCGAGGATGAAATCTGCCGCCTTGGTACCGCCGATGAAGTTGAAGACGGAACTCACGGCATTCTCGCTTCCTGGACCTGCATCAGCCGCGCGCGGGCGGCGCGCAGGATCGGCAGGATGAGGGCGTCATCGTCGTCTTCGGCCTTGTCGCTGTCGCCAGCGGGCTCATAGGGGCCTTGGTAGAGATCGGGGGGGACGGTTTCAGCCGAAATTCTCTCGCTCTCGGTTTCCGAGACATAGGTCGTGAGTTCTTTTTCATAGGTCCCGATGTCGTCGTCAGACCAGCCGTCTAGCTTGAGGTTCATGTGCTCGAAGCCGGTCGCCCACCAGTGCGCCGACTTGGCGCCCGGCCCTTCCCAATACGCCTTGTCGAGCCGCGTCATCATCCACCATTCAAGCCCCTCGTGGCAGCAGAGGTACTTGTCGGGCTCGACGCCCATCTTGAGCCGGGCCGGCACTCCCTCGTCGATGTAGGTCACAATCCCGTCGGTCGAGCGGCCGGCGAGATAGGGGACGAGGAACTGCCGCGAGACGATGCACGGCCAGGGGTGGAAGTTCTGCAAGCCAGGGTATTTCTGGAACAGCGAGACGATGGCGCTGACTGGCGCGGCTTCGGAGGGTTTGTCGCCGGAACTCATGCGCGCCAGTCCTTGTCTTCTAGCGGGACGACCTTGAAGCCTTCGACATAGAGATAGCAGAGCAGAGCATCGGCGACAGTTTCGGCCTTTTCGCGTGGTGTGGGGGC